TTCATTCGCTCAATTGCTCGCCACCGCAATATCGATCCACAAAATGTATTAAGCGATTATGGCGGTGGCGATGTGATGATAGGCGAGCAAGCCGTCCGTGCAGGATTAGCAGATCGTATCGGATCACTCGACAACCTCATCCAAGAATTATCCGCAACCAAAGCCCCTCAAATAGAGGGGCTTTTAGCATCCACCCCAACCCAATCAACAAAGGAGAAGACCACCATGACACTTGACGAACTGAAAGCCAATCATCCCGAATTGGTGACACAAATTGCATCTGATGCACGCGCAACGGAACGCAAACGCTTCGAAGATATCCTCGGATCAGAAGAAGCCAAAGGCCGTGAAAAACTGGCTCAAGAAATTGCGCTGGGAACAGAGCTTAGTCATATCGAAGCCTCTCAGCTTTTGGCGTGTGCATCACCTGATGTCAAAGCCAATGTCAGTGATTTTGAATCCGCAATGGCGGCAACAAAAAACCCTGATATCCAACCTGAGGGGGAACACCAAGAAGACGACATTGATGCTGTGGCTCAGCGCATCGCTAACATGACCTAACTTTAAATTAAGGAGAATAAAACAATGAATCGTACAGAAGGATTTAACAATAATGGTGAATACACACCCTGCAATTTACTTGCAGGGGAATTTCCACGCGTGGAGCGATTGGTCACAATTGCATCTGGTCAAAATCTGACCAAAGGCTCAGTCCTTGGTAAAATCACGGCTGATGGCAAATACACACTCTCAGCATCAGCATCAAATGATGGCTCAGAAGTGCCCGATGTCATTTTGGCTGAAGATATTGATGCCACTAATGCAGATGCTCAAGCCGTTGTATATTTCAGTGGTGAGTTTAACAGCAAGGCATTGAAGCTTGGCGCAGGCCACACCATTCAATCTATCTCTGCGGAACTCAGACTTCGTAACATCACCTTACGCCAAAACCTATCCGCATAATTTAACCACCCATCCCAATCTAACCTTATAAGGAGAACACCTCATGTCCGTTGATATTTTCAGCACCCATGTTTTGACCCGTGTGGTCGAAAACCTAATCCGACCAAGCTCATTCTTGCTAGATACATTTTTCATGTCCGAGCAAACCGAGGAGTCAGAAGAAATCCACTTTGATATCGATAAATCAAAGCCACGCATTACGCCATTCGTATCACCACTTGTTGCAGGACAAGTTGTTGATGATGAAGGCTACATGACCAAAAGTTTCAAACCAGCCTATGCCAAAGACAAAAGACGGTTTGATCCAACGCGTCCTTTGAAACGCTCTATTGGTGAGCGTATCGGTGGAACATTAGCACCACAACAACGCCTTGAGGCCAACCTCAATCGCACCATGATGAAACAGTTAGAAAATCTAACACGCCGTGAAGAGGTGATGGCATCAGAGGCCATGCGAACAGGAAAGATCACCGTTGAAGGTGAAAATTATCCTACGGTCGTTGTTGATTTTGGTCGTGATCCAGAACTCACTGTTGCTTTGGCTGGTTCATCACGCTGGGGCGAAGCAGGCGTCAATGTTCTCAATAATCTTGAGGATTGGGTTGCCACCATCCAAGAAAAATCAGGTGCGGTTGCACGCACTGTGATCATGGATGCGATGGCTTGGCGTATCTTTAAATCTGATGCCAATATTGAGAAACTCCTCGATATCAGACGCCTTCGTGATAATGCAGGCATTAACCTTGGGCCAGTGGCATTTGGACAAGGCAATGACCTTGCACGTTATGTCGGATCAATCGGTGACCTTGATTTTTGGATTTACAATGATCGCTATGTTGATGAGCAGGATCAAACACAAAAGCTGCTGCCTGATTACACAGTCATGATTGCCAGCACCTCACAACTTGAGGGAACAAGGTGTTACGGATCAATCATGGATGAGTCCGCAAATTATCGGGCGCAGAGATACTTCTCAAAATCATGGTTAGAACAAGACCCTGCTGTGCGCTGGTTGTTATTACAATCTGCACCGCTTCTTGTGCCATACCGTCCCAACGCATCATTTTGTGCAACTGTTCGATAAGGAGGATTAACCTATGAAAGTAACAGCACTCATTACACTTCACGTTGATGGTGAAGTAATTAAACCCAATCAAACTGTCACCCTTGATAAAAAAGAGGCTGAGAGTTTAATCGCCCGAGGTTTCGCCGCCACAGGCGGCTTTTCGGGAAAAGGAACACCTGAGACCAAAGCAGAAAACACGCCATCGCTTGAAGATATTATCGAAGTGATTGAAATGCTTGATCCTGAAAAGGATTACGGCAAAAGCGGTAAGCCGAATGTTGATGCTATCGAAACGGTTCTTGATGCCAATATATCCGCTGATCTTCGTGATCAGGCTTGGGAACAAGTCTTGGCTGATCGCAATGCGAATGCTTCATGAGCAGGTTTCGTGCAACAGCTTTACAGAGTATGGAGAGTTTATTTCGTGTTTTTGCCGATCCAGCCATCGTTACATGCAAAGACGGGTTTGAGCTTTCAACTGATGTAATCCCAAGATTCCCTGATGAAATTATCGATGTCTTTGAAACCCGTGTTCACAATGCCACCCACATGTTTGATATCAAGGCAGGCGATGTTCCCACGGGACGTGTCATGGATAAAATCCATGTGAATGATCGTGATTATCAAATCCAAGGTGAACCAGTGATGGATCAACATAATTTAGTGATGAAAGTCGAAACTTATGAGATTGAAGGCAGCTCTCCAAGGTGACCTGAGAAAACATATGAAGCGTGAATATAGACACGCTGAATATGCCGTTACTCGCGCAGTCTCTGATGCCTCCGATGGTCTAAAGATGACAATGCGAAGACAGGTTTTATCTGCAGGATTGGGACAGCGTCTTGCCAATACATGGCGAGATGCTGTCTATCCCAAAGGCACAATATCAACCCGTGCGGCAGCCGTTGTTTATACACGTGCCAGTAAAATTATGGAGGGGTTTGATCAAGGAACCACGATCCGATCCAAAGACGGCTTTTGGCTGGCGATCCCAACCCCCAATGCACCAAAACGGATCATGGGTAAGAAAACGACACCAGCTAATTTTGAAAAGGCGCGTGGTATTCGATTGCAATTTGTTTACCGCAGGAATGGACCATCACTGTTGATCGCAAAAGACATGCAACCATCCTATAAACGCCAGACAGGGGAATTACGAAATTTCAGAAAAGCCAGTAATCGAACATTACAAACTGGTCGTGGATTAACAAGCGTTGTGATGTTTTGGCTCGTGCCACAAGTAAAGATGCCCAAGCATTTGAGTTTTAAAAAAAAAGCAGAGAAATGGAATGGTAAGATACCGCAATTCATATTGCGGCATTGGCCAGATGAATAGTGATGATATCAAAACGCGAACAAGCCCTTCAGGGGCTTTTTTTATGCCTGAAAAACGAATTAACCGACATCACAATCACGCGCAATGATCCTCTGCCTGTTAAAATACCAACAGCAGGTTTGGTCATTCTTCGTGATGGCGATGCAGGAGAGCCAGAGATCACATTGTCACCGACACGCTACCATTATCAGCATCAAGCTGAAATCGAAGTGCTGTCACAAAATGGTGATAATGAAATGCGTGACCTTGCGCTGGATAGTCTGCTTGTTGCGATTGGATCAGCCTTGGTTGTTGATCCATACCTCAATGGCGCAGTTGATTATATGATCACCGGCTCACCTGAATTTATTATCGAACCTGTCGAGGGCGGCCCTGCAATTAAAGCGGCGGTCGTGCCTGTAACACTTGAATACTCAACCACCAACCCACTTCAATAAAGGAGAATATACTCATGTCCCGTGCTTATGGATGGAACGCCCGAATGTTATTGGGCTTTGAAACAGCTTATGGAACACCACCACTTGCTGCCAATTTTCACCTCATTCCTTTTGTATCCAGTGATCTGGATTCATCACAAGGCTTGATTGAATCAAATGTGCTTGGCCTTGGGCGTGACCCTACAGCCCCATTTCAAGATGTGATTAACGTTGATGGCGATATCGTTGTTCCTGTTGATCTTCGTAATGTTGGTTTATGGCTTAAAGCATTATTAAATGCACCAACCACAACAGGTGATGATCCATACACCCATGTCTTTAAATCAGGAGCGATCACATTACCAAGTATAGCTATTGAAACAGGACTGCCTGAAATTCCTGATTATCCATTATTCACAGGCGTACGAGCAAACAGCATGGCCTTTAATTTTGCCAGATCAGGTGAAGCGCAAATCACAGTCGGACTTATTGGTCAGGGTGAAACACCGCAAAATGCGACAATCAGTAATGCTGAAATTGAGTTTGATTATGCACGGTTTTCACAATTCCAAGGATCAATCAAACAAGGTGGATCAGTTCTGGCCAATGTGACGTCTGCTTCGGTGACTTACAGTAACGACCTCGAGAAAATCGAAACCATCCGTGATGACGGAAAAATTGACGGTGTTGACCCCGGGGTTGCGATGTTAAGTGGTAATATCTCAGTTCGCTATGCTGATAATGCCCTCATGGATAATGCGAGGGCGGGCACACCGATTGATTTGGAATTATCCTATGTCATCGATGCGGATCGCCAGCTTGTAATTACGTGTCACGAGGTGTATTTGCCAAAACCAAAACGATCTGTGTCTGGTCCAAATGGTATTGAAGCCTCTTACGACTTCCAAGGCGCAAATGACACCACCGTTGGAAATATGATGACAATAACCCTGATTAATGATGTGGAGACTTATTAAAACGATCCCACTTTGGAAGCTTTATGAGCCCAGCCTAAAAGTAATCTCGTCTTTAATTCTAATTAGGCCTGGTAAACTCATATCGAATCGACCACGGGCTAAATTATCTTCTCTAAATAGGGACGACATTCTTGTTAAATTAGCGGCAGATTCTTCATCTAAGACGTATCCTTGTCCAGCCAAAGTGAGTGCTTCGTCAAATACAGTTTTACCAGACCGCGTGTTAAAACTACGTAGTAATTCTTTATTACAAGAAATAGCACTACATGTTTCGTCTACACTGTAAAGTGGATTTGTCATTATTTAATCTCCTTATTTTACAATATGGTAATATAATCAAACTGTAAAGTCAAATAAAAAAAGCAAAAGCCCTCAATGAAGAGAGCTTTGCGGCCTAAGATCGAGATCATTAGGTGGGATAATCTAATTATAACAAACAATGAAAGAAAAACCATGCTGAAACTTAATATACAAACAGAACCTTACTGGATTGAACTTGGACTTGGTGTCCGTGTTCAAGTCCATCCCTGTAATAGCCCAATATTTTATGCGGCACGGGCTTTCATGAATAAACGGTTACAGGATATTGGTGAAGAATATCGCAAGCGCAAAGAAATCGGTGCGTCTCTTGATGGCCTACCTGATGTTGAAAATCCTGAGATTAGAGAGGCGCTGGCCGAAGAATATCTGGCACGTGGCTTGGCACGATCTGCGATTATTGATTGGGAGGGTATATTGGAAGCTGATGGTGAAGAAAAAGCCCCTGTGACACCTGAAAAAATTGATGAGTTGATGACAGGTTTTTGGTCAATTGCCGCCAGCTTTTCACAGCAATATACTGGCGTTAGGGAGTTGATTGAAGCTGAAAAAAAAGACTTGAACGCCGCGCCGAATGGCACTTCGGGGACGGCGAAGCCTACTGCCAAAACTGCCCCGAAACGTGTTCGGAATGCCCGTTCGAAGAAAACAGCCCAAAAAGCCTAGAAGGGTTTGAGGCATGGGATGTTGCAATCCGCATCGCCCCTCAAATTAGACAAGATTTCCCATTATCTGATGCCTTAACCTTGGCGCAATCATTGGGATATCAAGATCACGCCATGGGCGAATTCCTGCCAGCCATCGCCCGTGGCGTGACCCTCGCTCTTTTAAACAAAAACTGAAATCGATTAATAAATGCGTTCACAGAAAACAATGTCGATCCGCTTAGCGGTGGTTGATGGTAGACATGTCGAAGACCAATTCCAACGGATCGGTGGAACAGGCGAGAAGGCTTTTCAACGCATTACACGATCCACGGCTCCAGCAAACACTGGATTAAAAGCCGTTGATACAACAGCACGCGCGTTAAACAGTGTCTTTCGTCAGGCTGTAGGGCTGGTTGCCGCGTATGCTGGATTGAGTGGATTATTTAACTCTGCACGCTCCATCAATGAAACAGGAATGGCTTTTCAAGGGGTCAGCACTGCGCTGGTATCAATCACTGGATCATCCAAACAAGCCGCCGATGAAATGGCTTATTTGGAAAGTGAATCCGAACGCCTTGGTCTGAATCTGCTTGAGATTTCAAAATCCTATATGCAGATTACTGCGGCTGCCAAAGGCACAACATTGGAGGGGCAAGCCACCCGTGATATTTTCACGGCCATTGGTGAGGCGGCAACGGTCTTACAATTATCGACCGACCAAACCAATGGGGCTATTCGCGCTATTACGCAAGTCATGTCCAAAGGTAAAGTACAGGCCGAGGAACTACGTGGGCAATTGGGTGAACGACTTTATGGTGCATTCCAACTGGCGGCACGGGGTATGGGTATTACCACGGCAGAGCTTGATAAAATGCTCGAGCAAGGAAAGGTCATCTCCGAAGACTTCCTGCCTAAATTTGCCGCTGAAATCCGAAAGACATTCGGTGATGGTGTTCCTGCCGCATCTCAAAATGCGAGAGCTGAATTAAACCGTTTCAATAATGCGATTTTAGAGATTGAACGATCCATTGCCGCTGGTGGATTTATTGATGGCATGACTGAGGGGTATAAGACATTAACCGATACGTTGAATGATCCAGCCATTCAAAATGCTGCACGCGACCTTGGTGAAACACTCGGCAATGTGATTGCAACGACTGCGGAAGGATTAGCATTTTTAGTCGAAAACGCCGATCTCGCTGTAACTGCCATTGGTGGTTTAATAATTGCCCGAACCGTTGCAGGCGGTGTCACGCTCCTTAATACATCCATTGCTGGAAATGCCGGATTAATATTTGGACTACAAATGGCCAATACATTATCAACGGGCTTTGCTGCACGATTAATTGCTGTTGAAGGGGCAACCAAACTGGCCTCTATTGCCATGATTGGTTTTCGATCTGCTTTGATGTTGGTTGGTGGCCCTGTCGGTGTCGCCGTCCTTGCTGGTGTTGCCATTTTAAAATTGGCATCGGGACATGATGTTGCACGCAAAGCAGCGAATGATCACGCCGAAGAATTAAAAGAAATCAAACAACAATTGATAGAAACAGCAGATGCGGCTGATCATGCCACCGAAGCCTTAAGTGAAACAGAAAGTGTCTATCGTTACACAAAACAGCTCGAGACCACCAAAGACAATATTGAAGCCTTACAAAAACAACTTCGTCTTGGAGGCATCGGTGGGTTTTGGGATCAGTTTTTTAGAGCAGGAACAGATCTTGAAGGCGAGCTTTATAATATCCGAAAGGCATTTAATTCAGGGCAATTATCAGCAACGGAATATTCTGATGCGCTGTTTAAATTAGCAACGAAATATCCTGATTTTGGTGAACAGGCCGAAGATATTCAACAGCAAGTTCACGCCCTCCTTGCGGCAGAGTTGGCAGCAAAACGCGCCGCTGAAGCACTAAATAATATTCGCCAGCCACAGGCTGATTCAAATTCGCCTAAACAAGCCCTTCCAATAGAAAAGCAGGCTGTGCCTGAACCTTTATCGGATGCTGAGCGATCAAAAATACAAAAACGTATCTCTGAATTGCAAATCGAAGAAGGTGCATTACAGCGTTTAAACCGCGCCAGATTACAAGGAGGCGATGCTCTTAAAAAAGCGATGATTGCCAATGAACAGGATCAAGCTTTAAGAAAATTAGGATTAGACTTAACAGGCGCACAGACGGAAGAGCATGAGGCTTATGCATCGGAAGTGCGAAGTCTGGTTGCAGATATTTATAATCTGCAGACATCTGAAACCACGTATCGCAAATCACAAAATGAAAGTATCAAGGCAGATGAAAAACGCCGTGAATTAGTGGCCGATATCGGCGTGCAATATCATGAATTGACCGATGCAATGGGCGCAGCAATCGCTAAGGCAGATACTTGGAAAACAGAAGCTTTATCAAGCCTTGATCAAACCAAAGCCGGGTATGATGAATTCGCATCACAAGTTGAGACGATTTATCAAGATATGATCGCCAAAGCTCGTGATGAAGATCTTCAAAATTCTAAGGTTTGGGAAGATGGATTAAAGCGTGGGTTTCGATCTGTATTTGACGAGGCCAGTGACGCAGCATCAGGTGCAGAAAATCTTGTCACCAATGCTTTTACTAGTATGGAAGATGCGCTGGTTGATTTTGTTAAAACAGGAAAACTCGATTTTGCATCACTGGCTGATTCAATCATATCAGATATGATAAGGATGCAAATCCAATCTTCTGTAACAAAACCATTATCAAATGCTTTAGGGGATTTTGTCGGAAGCCTTTTTGGTGGCACAGAAACCGCAACAGCGCATACTGGGGGTGTTATTGGTGGTGATCATTTATCATCCAAAACAGTTTCACCATCAGTCTTTATTGGCGCACCCAAGTTTCACACAGGGGGTATTGTTGGTGACGAAGTGCCAATCATTGCAAAAAAAGGGGAAGCCGTCTTTACGCCAGGGCAAATGAAAATGCTGGGTGGTGCGCTTGGGTCATCCGATAAAGTCAATGTGCGTGTGAATGTCCACAATCATGCGAGTAATGCGACTGCGCGTGCAGATGTTCAACGAGACGGATCAGGTGGATTAGACCTGAATATCATTATCGAAGAGATTGAAAATACAATGACACGCAATGTGTCACGTGGTGAGGGCATGGCTCCGACATTAGAAAGACGTTATGGGCTTAATCCTGCGGCAGGGAGTTATCGATAACGCTAGCGCTTTAAACGAAAATAATGAACAACTCCTACACCCAACATAATAAGGATACTGCTAAAAATAAATTGTAATGTAATTATTTCATCTAAAATCAAATACCCTGCAATAGCTGCAACGGGAACCTGTAATAATAAAAAAGGACTGACATGTTCAGCTTTATGGTGACCTATTAAGTAAGCCCATATTGATGCCATCCCTCCCATTACGATGATTTGATAAAAGATAGAAAAGGCAAGTCGGATATAGTCAATATTCTGAAAATTAAACATTTCATATCCTTGAGTGTACCAAGCCGATAAACCCAAAAAAGGAGTTGCTACAGCAAATGTATAAAATGTAAATGTTGGCAAATGAATATGCTTTGTTCGTTTCATCAATAAAGATCCAACTGCCCACAATGTTGCAGTTACAACACATAAAAATGCACCAAATGGATATTGATCTATGTCAGGTATTCCAAAGGCCATTAAAAGGCCTAAGAAGCATATGCTAATACCTATAAACGTCTCTTTTCCTATTTTTTCTTTGAGAAAAATCGAGGATAGCAATATTGATATTGGCATTGCGAGCATTACTAACACCACAAAACTACTACTATTGATAGAATCGATTGCCACATACATTACAGAATAGTGCAAAGCGAAAAAAACAAGACCAACTAAAGACAGGTTTATGAGATCTTCTTTGGTTATTTTTTTAATAAAAGGCAAAAATATAAGGCTTGTCCCAAGACCTCGGATAAAAACTAGCGTAGATGGAGATATTTCATTTGTTCCAACTTTAACCGCAGCGGCATTCGCTCCCCAAGTCAATATTACTAAAATAAGCAATAGCCAATCTTTTCTGGAAAAGCCTGACAGTAATTTACGTAGTATCATTAATTATCTTTCAAAATATATTTGGAGACACTTTACAGCAATGCAAATCACATGGCCAGACACATTACCGTTACCCACAGTTGAAGGATACAATGTCGAACCCGGTGAAACCATTATCCGCACAGAAATGGATGCAGGTCTGGCACGGCATCGCAGACGTTTTACGGATGTACCAACAAAAATTGCCGTGCGCTGGATTATGCGCCGTGATCAATACGCAATTTTTGAAGGATGGTATCGGTGGCATGCGCGTGAGGGTGCAAGTTTTTTCACGATTAATCTTCTTGGCGGTTTGGGATTATTGGATCAAGAAGCTCGTTTCACAAGGCAGTTTTCGTCAAAGCTTTTGGCTGGTGGAACATTATGGGAGGTTCAATCGGAATTAGAAATTCGAGAACGGCCTGTTTTAGAGGAAGGTATTTTAAATCTTCTTCTCTCCGAAGATGCCCAAGGCTTAATTGATATTGGTAATCAACTGCATATTCTCGTGCATCAAACACTACCCAATATTTTATAAAAAGGACGAACACTCATGAGTTTACAAGATAATCTTGAACAGGCAATCCTGCTTGTTCAAACCGATGCCGCTATTTTAAATACAATTATTCATGGCGATATAGCGACGACAGTGCAAACCAATAATGGTGAAGTCGACTCTCCTGCCAAAGCCGTTCATGAGATAAAAACGACTATTGAATCGTCTCTTACTGATTTAGGTGCAACGGCAACATTACTAAATCAATCAATTACGCAAGCCGAACTTCATGAATTAAATGCAAGGAGCTATGCCGAGCTTGCACTCTCATATACGCAAGCCTTGAATTTGCCAGATAATCTACAAGGCCAATCAGGGAAATTACTGGCCGTTAATGCACAAGAAGACGGGTATGAAGTTATCGATTCCCAATCTATATTTTACGGCCTGAGGTTGGATGGATCAGAACTGTTGTGTGAAACAGGCGATGCCAATTTTATCGAGGATGATTTTGCAACATGGACGATCACCCTTCCGGGGGTGGATTTTACAATCAACGATCACGGCCACCTCATCATGACATTTTAATCAAAAGAAGGACGAAACATGACAACATTGAATTTAGGTAATATCCGTTTTAACTGGCGCGGTGGTTATGATACCAACACATCCTATAAACCTCGTGATGTGGTCTTTTATCAAGGATCAAGTTATGTGGCTGTGATTGATAATATGAATACGCCAGTCACCGATGCAAGTGCATGGCATCTTATGGCTGCAGGAACAGATCAATTAGCGTATGAAGGCGATATCCTGACCCATGATGGCAATATACCTGTGCGCTTATCTCGAGGTCAAAACGCTCAAATCTTACAAATGAATGGCAATCAACCACAATGGAATGATCAGGGCATGCATCCATCCAACCGCGTTGCAAAACTTGCCAAAGTTAATGGGCAAGGTGGTTTTTACACTCGTGCTTATTTGATGAGTGATGGCACAATCAAAGCCTGTGGTTATGGGAGTAATTTTTCAAACGGTGATCCTAATGCCAAGCATGTCTATACGCCATCCCGTGTTGTTGTAAGGAGCGCCGATGATGTGATCTTCGTGGATGTCTTTATGGGTGGGCAACAAAATTATGCCCTGACGGAGGATGGGGATGTGTATTCATGGGGCTATAATAACTATGGCCAGCTTGGTCATGGCGACACAATCTCAAAATCTGAGGCCACAAAAATAGATTTTTTCACGGATAATAATATTAAAATTGTCAAAGTGATCGCAGATCGCCCCAACTATTATGATTACAGTTGCGCTTTATTTCTTACCGATCAAGGCCATGTTTATGGTGTTGGATATAACGCAAACGGTCAACTCGGCAATGGAACAACTGCCAATCAATCAATTCCTGTTCGCTGTGGTGCTTTGAGTGATATTGTCGATATTCGATTATCAGGATTACCGCATGCGGCATTTGCTGTTCAAGATAATGGTCAACTTTGGGTTTGGGGTTATAACAATGTCGGACAGCTGGGACTTGGTGATGTTACAGATCGCCTAACGCCTATCATGCATAACACCATGAATAACGTTGTTAAAGCTATTCCAGCTTGTGGCTATAACACTGCAGGCGCATCACCAACAGGACACGGTATTGTTTTACTGGATGACGGTACAATATGGACATGTGGCTATAATGCCTATGGACAATTAGGGCATGGCGACACCGCTAATAAAACAAGCTTTGTTCAAATTAATATTGCAGAAACCTTCATTGATATCGAAACAGGTGATGGTCGTTATCCAACATGTTTAGGGATTACTGATAATCAAGAAATTTATATTTGGGGTCATAATGGTTACGGCCAGTGCGGTGTTGGAGATACAGCTAATCAAACATTACCAGTCAAACCCAATGCTCCTTTTCAAGGATCGGTTTCAAGAGCAATGGTGAGTGGTGGTGCATCTTATGAAGGTGTTGTCTTGGAAGCCTCTGATAAATTATGGGCGGCTGGATATAACGCTCATGGCAATATTGCTGTGAATAGTGGTGCAACAACCAATAATGAATTTCTCCCCGTGCTTGGTTTATCGGGCGACATTAAAGATTGGAATATTTATGGGCAAGGCACTGCAAGTTGGGGAATAGGTGTTCTTTATAGCGATGGTCGAGTCGATGCCTGTGGTGCAAATGCATCCTATGGTGAAACAGGAACACAAGTCGGCAATCTGCACAATGTTTTCACCCTCAAAAATGTTCTCTTCTAAACTCTAAACACAACAAGGAAATACCATGACGATTAAAGCCTATAAAAACGGCAAAGCACCTCGCTTTGACGAACTTAAACACACGCCTATTCATTTGGGTGAAATTGATGGATGTCATCATTACGCCTTTCCAAAAGGTATGATACCACCCAAAGGTGGGAAAACCATCAAAGGTGACGATCTCAAAGAGATTTTATCTCAATCACCGATTATATCGAATGTTAAGATCAAAGCTGCAGAGCGTATCTTGGATATTGCACCATTATGGCGACAACAAAATGCCCTCAGTGATTTGGTAAGATTACAAAATAAATCTAAGCCAACTGAGGATGAAAAAGAACGCTTAATTGAATCTGAATCCTTGCTCGCATCAATTGAAACCATTCGAGAGCGATCCAATCAAATTGAAGATGATGTCTGTAATGGGATAATTGTTGATCTTGAAGTGGACGCAACATGGAATATCAAAGCCAATGACTGATGCGACATTATCACAAGCCTTGAGAGAGGCTTATGCCTCTGCGCCCAGTGATGTTGTGATCTTACATACGCTGGAGCTTCGCCATCCCTCTTTTGTCGATGATGACGGCGATAATATTGCGATCCGTGTGGTGCGTGATAACTCAAATTTAAATGCTGCGCTGGAGGCAACTGCCCCTCTCAATGCTGGTGAGATTGTTGAATTTATCGCCATGGGGTTTGATTTGGAATTGCCTGCGGTCAATACTGCACCCGTTCCTGAAATTTCCATCACGCTGGATAATGTCAGCCGTGAGATTGTTACGCATTTGGATGCTGCGGTTGAAACCCAAGATAAAATTGAAATCACCTATCGCCCTTATTTATCAGATGATTTGCAAGGACCGCAAATGGACCCACCATTTACGCTGATCCTCACAGAGGTCAGTGCCGATGCCGCGCGTGTCACAGGCAAGGCACGTATGCTTGATATTGGGAATAAAGCCTTTCCATCAGAAACTTATAACGCCTTTAGATTTGCAGGACTGACACGATGACACATTGGGCTATTGATTATATAGGCAAGCCATGGGTGGTTGCGAGTGATGGACCAGAGGCTTACGACTGCTGGGGATTGATCGTTGCAATCCATAAACGGCTTTATGGTCGGGCGCTGGAGATTATCCCTGTTGAAGAAAACAACCTCCGTCAGCTTATAAAAACCATCAACGCATCGCCCGAACGTGCCAATTGGGACGTGGTTCATAATCCCATTGAGGGTGATATTGCATTGATGCGTCAATCACGCCATCCGATCCATGTTGGTATTTGGCTCGATATTGATGGCGGTGGAATGCTTCATTCCATGCAGGGCGCTGGTGTCGTCTTTCAAAATTTAAACAGTCTCGCATTATCAGGCTGGAAAATCGAAAATTATTATCGTTACAACAAAGGTGAATAACCATGGCTCAAATCGCCATTCATCATAATCCATTTCAACTACACGCAAATGTTGAGCTGTTTACACCGCATGATCATCATACGATCCGAAGCTGGTTGGATAATCAAGGCATTGCCGAGTTTACAAAGCCAACATTGTGCCTTGTCAATGGTGATCCTGTCCTTCGCAAGGATTGGGCATTCATTCACATCAATGATGACATGGTGGTGAATTTTGTATCCCTTCCTCAAGGGGGCGGTGGTGGTAAAATTCTGCGTACCGTTTTATCGATTGCCATTATGGTTGCTGCGCCTTATGCAGGTGCGGCATTGGCAGGAACACTCGGTGTGACATCGGCCATTGGAACATCGTTAATTACAGCCGCCGTTGGTTTTGCTGGATCGGCATTATTGAATGCGCTTATTCCACCACCAAGCCCATCATCACCCATTAGTAATTTTAATACGAGCAGTCCCAGCCCAACTTATTCATTACAAGCACAGGGAAATCAAGCACGCCTTGGTGAACCAATTCCATGCATGTATGGCCGTCATATTGTTTATCCTGATTTTGGATCAACGCCATATTCTGAATTTGTGAATAATGATCAATTTTTATTCCAACTCCATGTGATCGGACAAGGCGAATATGATGTAGAAACCATCCGCATCGAAGATACGCCGATTACATCATTCTCAGAGATCACGCATGAGATCATTCCACCAAATGGAACAGTCACATTATTCGATACGGATGTGGTCACCGCACCAGAAGTTGCCGGACAAGAGTTACTCAGTATAGATGATGGCGGATCATGGATCGGGCCATTTGTTGTCAATCCAGCCGAAACACAAACCGATTTATTGGCATTCGATATTGTCTTATCCCGTGGTCTTTACTACGCCAATGATAGTGGTGGCCTTAACAATCGAACAGTCACTTGGGACGTTCAGGCACGCTTGATTGATGATGACGGCGTGGCCATTGGATCATGGATCACGATTGGATCAGAAACCATCACAGATAATAGCAATACACCGATCCGTAAAACGTATAAATATCTAGTGAGCGCTGGTCGCTATGAAGTGCAGGCCATCCGCACGAATGCCAAAGATACATCCTCACGCGCTGGAAATGATCTGAATTGGAATGCCGTTAAAGCGCATCTCATCTCAAATGATAATTTTGGTGATGTGACTTTATTAGCCTTGAAAATGCGAGCCACCGATAACTTATCGCAACGATCATCACGGATGGTGAATTGTATCGCTACTCGCAAATTGCCAATTTGGGATGAAGTCAATGGATGGTCTACGCCACAAATAACACGCTCCATCGCATGGGCATGCGCTGATATTCTTAGAAGCGATTATGGTGCAATGCTTGATGATAAAAGGATTGATCTGCAGGCTCTCAAAACGCTAGATCAACAATGGGCATCTCGGGGCGATACATTCAACGGCATTTTTGATCGCAAGCTCACTGTTTGGGAGGCACTATCACAAGTGGCACGATGTGGCCGTGCTGTTGCATTTTTACAAGGTGGCACTATTCGGTTTGTCAGGGATGAATCCAAAACCCTGCCAGTGGCATTATTCTCACCGCGCAACATCATAAAAAATAGTTTCAAAATCGACTATGTGATGCCAGGCGAAGATACAGCCGACAGCGTCACAGTCGAGTTCTTTAATGAGAAAACATGGAAGCCCGATGAAATCACAGCAAGCCTGCCTGATAGTAACGCCGAGCAACCAGCCACCGTGTCTTTGTTTGGATGTAGCGATAAAGATCATGCCTTGCGTGAAGGGCTTTATATGGCGGCAGCTAATCGCTATCGCAGGCGGTTGGTGAATTTTAAAACAGAGCTTGAAGGGTTAATTCCAACATATGGTGATTTAATCGCCGTATCGCATGATATGCCGCGCTGGGGGCAAGCAGGCGATATTATTGCCTATGATGATCCCTATCTTGATTTATCGGAAGCTGTCGAATTTAGCGATGGCGACAGCCATTACATCGTTCTGCGTAAGCAAGATGGAACAATCAGTGGGCCACGGTTGGTCACCGCTGGTCGTAATAATCGACAAGTGAAACTGGAAGAAGAAATCGACTTCACACCTTATACAGGCAACGCAGAGGAGCGCACGCATTTCTCATTCGGCATTGGAGAGCAATGGGGTGTTTTATCCCGAGTAACAGGCGTTCGCCCTCGTGGCAATGAAGTCGAAATATCATCCGTTGTCGAAAATGCGCTGGTTCACAGCGCCGATCAAATCACCACCTAAATCAAATCACCACATCAAGAAAGGACTACCCCATGGCACGAAAGCGTCAACCCACACCTATATTCGAAGCACTGAATAATTCACTTCTCTTTGCAATGGCCTTGATCGGTCTTGTTGTCTACGTCTATCAAAATGATCAAAGCCGTCAAGATGGACGATTGGATGCAACATCGATCTTTATTGAAGGTATCCAAAAAAAGCAGGATGCACAAAACGACATCTTGCTTCGGATGCAAGAAGCCCAAGGCACAATTGCAAAACAGATTGAACGGAACACCGATAAAATTAACGCAATGAATCTTGATCGCTTCACAGATCGGGATGGCAATAGCCTTCGTCAGATTTTAACTGAAAAATTCGAACAAGAACAATCAGCACGTAAGCAACAGCGAACTGAAACACGCGAATGGCTTCGATCACTTGAATCCGAATTCGAACTCATGAAAACCCAAATCACAAATTGTAAACCCAACTAAAGCAAAAGGAGAAATACTATGCTTACATTACTCGGAAGTCTTCTTGGCTTCATCTCATCAACATTTCCAGATCTTTTAAATATCTGGAAAGATCGTGCAGATCGCTCACATGAATTGGCAATCTTAGATCGTCAGATGGAGGCGCAAAAATTAAACCACTCCAACCGTCTCGAAGAGATTCATGTGCAGGCAGATATTAGTGAGAGCAAGGCACTTTATTCTCATGCCAGTCAACCAAGTGGCGTTCCATGGGTGGAAGCCTTAAGAGCTACTGTGCGTCCGATGATTACCTATGCTTTCTTTGTCCTTTTTGCCACGGTCAAAATTGCTGCGTTATTCCAGCTCCTCAATAGCGGTTTCACGGTTGCTGACAGCCTAATCATTATTTGGGACGGTGAAACCCAAGCCTTATTTGCTGCCGTGATGTCGTTTTGGTTTGGTCAGCGTGCATTAACAAAATTGCGCGAGGGCTAGATCATGCGTCATATTACACAAAATGGTATCGATATGATCAAACGGTTCGAGGGTTTCTCTCCAACCGTTTATTTTTGTCCAGCAGGATATCCAACCATCGGCTATGGTCATGTCGTTTTAAATCATGAAGATTTCAGCAAGGGTGTATCCAAACGCCAAGCTGAAACCTTACTTCGGAAGGACGCTCAAATTGCGGAGCGTGCAGTATTGCGACTTATCACTGTTCCACTCACAGATGGTCAGTTTGATGCGCTGGTATCTTTCACCTATAATTTAGGAGGTGGAGCGCTTCAACGATCTACTCTTCGCCGTGTTATTAATCGTGGTGATCATTACGATGTTCCACGCCAACTGATGCGATGGGTTTGGGCTGGTGGTAAAAAGCTCAATGGATTAATACGACGTAGAAAAGCCGAAGCCGATCTTTATCAATTGTAAAAACAAATCATAGATATTTATTAGATATGGTTTAAAATAAGGCTATGAGTATTTTTGATCAAAAACATTCGGCTGAACTTGCTAAAACATTAATGACAATGTGTGTTCGTAATGCCGAAATTGAAAATATTCATGCTGGTAAATCGCCTGTGACTAAAACAGGCGATTACTCCGATGTTAAAGTTATTGATGCAGATGGTAATGAATATTCATGGGATGAGATGTCACATATTTCTGATGATGAAATGAAAATCCTCATGACGGGCGCTGTCAATCGTCTTTACACATTCTTCATGCAAGGCGATGATCCGCGCTTTGATAAACATATGGATTATCATAAACGTTTTACACGTGAATGGGATGAACCTGAAATTGATGAAAATTTAGATTGCGATTCAAAATCGAGCACTGTGAGCTAATAAACCATTGATGTTTTCAGGACATAGAAAATCACTTAATTCATCTCTTCTATATGGTTCTCTTCCATCGATAAAGAACATCTGGTTCTTTTTCATCATTATCTTGACCATCCGTTTCACGAACAACCTTAAAGCCCTTTGCCTCATAAAATGCACGTGCGGCTGTGTTTCTTTGAAAGACCCATAATTGATAATCATCCGATTTTTGCATTGCTTCGTTTAATAACAAGGAACCAACGCCTTTGCCTTGCGCCTCTGGCAATAAATAAAGATGGTCGATCCAGTCAACATTAAAAGCGATAAAGCCTAAAATACCATTATCGTCTTCTGCAACGACAACATGACACTCTTGCATAACAATATCTTTGATGAAGGCATAATCTTCCTCTGGTGTATGATTATGCTGTAGATATGGCATGGCGGATTGCCGTGATGTTTTTAATATCACAGCAATCGCCTTTGCGTCATCTATCGTGGCTTTCCTTAAATTAATACTCAT